GGGTGGCCAGGGGCATAGCTAACGTTCTTTAAGGTGTGCCGCGCGGGCCACTTAAGCCATTCGGCAGCGGTGCTCTTTTCCAACAGTTTATCACCAGCGTAGTACTTGTGGCGGTAGTGGCTGTAGGCGTGTTCTTTAAAATTAGCGGGCTTCATGCGTTGGCCGGTTTTTAATTCTAGCACTTCGCCTAGTTCTTTTATGTAAGCCACTTCATCGTTCAAATTCCACAGGGCTTCGTTCTCTGTAAAAGCTTCTGCATCATGTAGTACAGTGTGCAAGGCTTCAGCGCCTTGTGACTTTATAAAATCGTCTAAACCGGTTTTATCCTCCATTCCAGGTAGCGCGGGTAAATACCCAATGTACACATGGGCACCCAGAGCGCTCAATTCCTTAGCAAGTTCGCGGAGGGCACGTTGTACATTTTTATTTGTTGCCAAGTCACTGTCGAAGATTAACGTAACAGTTCGGCCGTCCCAGGCAAATATTTTAAAATCATCGATTAAGGGTTTACCTTTTTTCCGCGACCGAAAAGCATACACCCCTCCAATGGAAACCGTTGGAAATCCATACTTACAAGCACAGGCAGCTTTTAATTCGCCTTCCGTAAAGATAAGCGACACTTCTACATTGGTGGCAATCACACTCCAGGGGGTAGGGCCAAGCTCAGTGGGGATTACCAAGTTGGGTAAATAAAAGTGTGGCGCAGTATTGGCGGGTTGTGTGTAGCGTTGTTGCTTAGTGGTGTTGGTAAAAGTAGCTTTGGTAATATTTTCTAAGAAGCGAACACGATAATAGTTTTTTATTATTTTACCGTTTATATCGTAGTACGGAATCTGCATTGCTGCGAGCTCTTTGTCGACTAGCAATTTTGTTTTTGCTTTGTTTAAAAATTTAATTCCTAAGTGTTGTTGGTCTTTTTTGGTTAAACAGCTTTCTTCCAGCTTGGCGTACATCAAGGCGATAGTACCTGTGGACATGGGGGGCTTCCTTATATGTGTGTAGATTGGAATTATGCTTAAATTTAGCGGGCACCGCTCCCCTATTGAAGCAGTGGCTACCTGATTTTAAGGGAGCTACCCTAAAAACCTACTACGTAGACATGAAAAAGTACCTTAATTTAACACACCATATTACCAATCTACATTATTTACGACACAAAACTGGGTCATACGTTAGTTTTTTTCATAAATAAAATGTTAAATTTGGCACTTTGCACCCCGCCAAAAAGCCAACAAAGCTTAGCGGTAATTTTTAAAAAAAGCAAGCCCCGAAATTATGGACCAAAAGCGGGTAAAAGTTTGGGGGTGTTTTTTGGGGTGTTTTTAAAACTATAATTTTATAAGTGTTTGTTTTTGTGTTTAAATTTTTAAAAAGATGGTTATAGTTATTGGTTTTCCCTATTGTAACTATATATTAGGGTATTTATATGTATTATATACTATATATATATCTTCTTCTTCTTCTTCTTCTATAATTTATATAACTATAACTACTATTGCTAATTAAAAATAAAAAACAAACACTTACAATTTTCAAAAATAGTTATAGAAATGGTTATACATTTTTATGTTTATAACTACTTTCCACCGCTTGCATTTGCCCAAAAATTGCGCTATATAGTATATATTAAATTAAAACAGCAACTTACACGCCTCCATCGGATGAAAAAATTCTCAAAAAATTGTTGGGATAAAAATTTACCAAAAAAATCGGATAGAAAAAAATGAGCACCAAGCACCTTAGCAAACCGTTAAAGCAACCTAGTAAACCGTTAACGCCCCTTAGTAAACCGCTAGTGGAAGTTCGCACCACTGTCGGCCCTACTGGTAAGAAGCGTATTATCTATAAAGATGCAACTGGACGCGAATGCTATTTTGCCCCTAACTCCCGTGTGTTGAAGTTATTGTACGTTGAGGATGAGCTACTTGGTACAGGAAAAGAACTTGACCCAGAAAAGCTAGTGACAGAACTCAGCAGTATAAACGCAGAATTAGTAGAAATTAATAATGTTGCGAAAACATATTCAAAAGGGTTCCCAGGTGGTACGCTAGAAACTGTGAAGCTCAGGGTGTCAGTGTTGAAGAATAGATCAGAACTTTTAATTAAGCTACTCAACAAGAGTATGCCTGATAAGCGCAGCTTGGAACACTCGGGATCAGTGGGTCTAAATAATTCCATAGACAGTATTCCAGACGAAATTCTTATTGCTGCGGTTGCAGGTAAACTTTCTGATCGACAAATGGAACAGATGGATTTACTAATGGCGGATTCTATAGGCGGTGAACACTAATAGTGTTATGCTAAACAACACCATGTACAATAGGCATTCAGCGGAAGCTGCTAAGCAGTTGTTAGAACGTCGTAATATGCGTGCGCACCTTGCGCCTTTCATTAAAAAAGTTTTTAAAACGGTTGACCCTAAATCAGCATACAAACATAATTGGCACATTGACTTAATGGCTGAGTACCTGGAGGCACTAACTATTAAGCAAATTCACAACCTACTCATTAATGTGCCTCCACGGTTTTTAAAATCAATTTGTTGTTCTGTTGCGTGGCCTGCTTGGTTACTGGGTAAAGACCCTAGCGACCAAATACTCGCAGCTAGTTATGCCAGCAAGCTAGCCACTAAACATTCCGTGGATTGCCGTGTGGTAGTTGGGTCAGCCTGGTACAGTGCGGTATTTCCACGGGTGCATATGGCGCATGACCAAAATGAAAAGTCTAAATTCCAAACCACTGAACGCGGCTACCGTATTGCAACATCCGTGGGAGGTATGGCCACGGGCGAAGGTGGTGACAAGCTTATACTGGACGACCCAATGAATCCACAAGAAGCAATGTCAGACATAGAGCGTAATGGCATTAACGAATGGATGGACCAAACTTGGTCTACACGTAAGAATGACCCTTCCGGTTCTTGTGAATTAATAGTGATGCAGCGCTTGCACGTTGCTGATACTACCGGCCATATACTTATGCAGAATGAAAGTGAACGCAGATACGCTGCTGAAGAAGAATTAGATAACCTGCAAGAAAGAAAGAACCAACATTGGGAGCACTTAGTAATACCGCAAGAAGCCGAAACACGTACCATAATTATTTTTCCTATCAGTAAGAAAAAGAAAATACGTAATGAAGGTGAACTACTGCATGAAGAAAGGTTCAACCGCACTTCAGTGGCCCGCGCCTTGTTGCGGCTAGGAACTTATGGTTATGCTGGACAACACCAACAACGCCCCACACCATTAGGCGGCGGGCGCGTGGATATGTCATGGTTTCCACGGTATCGGGTGCTCCCACAACATATTGACGAAACTATAATAAGCTTAGATACAGCGCAAAAAGATAAGGAAATAAATAATCCAACAGTTGCTGAGGTTTACTTGCGGAGCGGTGCACAATGGTACTTAGCGCACATATGGAAGGACCGCGTACGTTATCCACTACTTAAGCGTATGGTAATAGCGATGGCTGCACAGTGGAACCCCGATGCTATTACCATCGAGGATAAGTCCAGTGGTTCTTCACTTATACAAGAATTACAAGAGGACACTGACCTACCCGCTATTGCTATTGAGCCCGAGTCGGATAAGATTACGCGCTTCGATACCCAGACACCCAGCATAGAAGCGGGTATGCTTGCGCTTCCTGACCCTATGTATATCACCGCTCCCTGGCTTGCTTACTTGGAGGAATGCTTGATGCACTTTCCATCGCCCCCCTCTTGGGATGAGCTAGATTCAATGAGCCAGTTTTTAAAATACATCCGACGTCGAGAAGCCACTACCCCAATTTCTGTTAAACCCTGGAGTGTTACGAGCTCTAGTAACTGGAGAGGGCAGGCATGAGCGCGTTCTCTATTGTACAAAAAGCCGATAAGGTATCTGACTTTACTATTAGTAAACTTCCTAAGAATAATCGGCAGTTCTACAAAGTACTGCATGACATAGCTGACCGAGCGACGCCCGCAGTGCGTAGAGAATTTTTAAGAGCGCTCGAAAGTATTAAAGGTAGTGCTAAGATCAAGGACCTTCAGATTGCGCTTGAGATGGGAGATTCTTCCCGTGTGTTTACCGCACTCGGTATGAATAAACTTAATGTTGAACTAGCTGCCATGGTAACAACATTACGTGAGGCCTATAACAATGCTGCGATTGCGGCTGGTAAGGTGCTACCAAAAGAAGTACAGATAGGCTACAGATTTGACATGTTTAACCCCCGTGCAGTGGATTACGCGCAACGCAAGTCCGCGGAGCTGGTAACGCGCATAGGACAGACCACGCGCGAGGGCATACAAGCTATAATAACTGAAGGCGTTGAGGCTGGATTAACTGTTACCCAACAGGCTACCAGAATCAAAGAATTGGTAGGCTTGCTGCCAAGACAGGTTAGAGCGCTAGATACTTATAAGTCGATGTTGATAGCTGAAGGCCGAAAACCTGCACAGATTAAGAATATGACGGAGCGATACCGACAGCGGTTATTAAGGGCACGTGCCACCATGATCGCCCGAACTGAGACTATTAATGCAGTTAACGCGGGACAAGAAGAAGCATGGGCACAAGCAATGGACGAAGGGTTGATTAAACCTGGTACAATGAAGAAATGGATTGTCACCCCGGACGATTTGCTTTGTCCAGTGTGTAGTGCCATTCCAAAAATGAATCCGGATGGCGTGCCGGTGGGGTCGATGTTCGATACGCCGAAAGGACCAAAGATGGGACCAACAGCACACCCGCATTGTAGATGTGGAACGGCATTAATGATTTAAGGACACACAATGGCTACTAATAACAAATCTATAAAGCTAACTAGTGAACTAGGTACGGCGGGGCTAGAGCATTGGTCTGGGCGTATCAATGAAGAGTGGTTGCGTGACCTACGCGATCTTAAGAAATGGAAAACGTTGCGCGAGATGCGCGACAACGACCCGATCATTGGTGCCATACTGTTCGCGGCTGACATGCTTATCCGTCAAGTTAAGTGGCGTGTTGAGGCGTATGGTGATGAAGAGGTTGACATTGAGGCACAGGAATTTTTAGAAAGTGTGATGAATGACATGTCCCACTCGTGGGGCAGCATGGTGAGTGAGATACTTTCTTTCTTGCCTTATGGCTTTAGTTATCACGAGATAGTGTATAAGCGTCGGCTAGGCTCGGATAGTAAAGACCCCAGCCGACGCAGCAAGTACAATGATGGTAAAATTGGATGGCGCAAGATACCAATACGTGCACAAAATACTTTAGACCATTGGTTGATAGATACTGACGGTGGTGTGCAGGGCATGGTACAGCAGGATCCAGTCACAGGTTCTATGTATGAGATTCCAATTGAAAAGTCTTTATTGTTTCGCACATCCACATATAAGAATAATCCCGAGGGTAGGAGCGTTATGCGCAACGCCTTTCGCCCTTGGTTCTTTAAGAAACGTATTGAGGAAATTGAAGGCATTGGTGTGGAGCGTGACTTGGCGGGCTTGCCTGTTATTTACGCGCCAAACAAGATTATGTTCACAGGTGCAAACTCAGAGGATGCGAGTGTGTTCAATGATTTGAAAAAGATAGTGCGGAACATACGGCGTGATGAGCAAGAAGGTATTATCATGCCAGGAGATAGGGATACCAGTGGGAACCGTTTGTATGAACTAACTTTATTAACAACAGGCGGCACGCGACAATTCAATACCAATGAAGTGATAGGACGTTACGAACAGCGAATAGCTATGACTATGCTAGCTGATTTTATTTTATTGGGACATGAAAAAGTAGGAAGCTTTGCACTAAGTTCTAACAAGACAGACCTGTTTGCAACGGCACTCGGGGCGTGGCTAGATGAGATAGTGGATATATTTAATCAACATGCTGTGCCGCGCTTGTTCAGGCTCAATGGGTTTAAGTTGGAGGGGCTACCGAAATTTGTACATGATGATATCGAGACACCAGACCTTAAGGACCTCGGCGAATACATTAGTAAGCTCGCGGGCGCTGGCGCTGAACTGTTCCCCGATGATGATCTTGAGAATGCGTTGCGTGGGTTTGCTACCCTACCAGAAAAGAAAGTGGAAGACGAGGATGACTACACCCCCGCACCTTCTACACAAGAACCAGAGGCGACTGACCAAACGGATGCACCCACTACCGAGACCGCGGCGAAACCCACAGAGGTAGCAGCTCCAGTGTCGGACTTAGCCGTGGACC